CCTTCTTCTTTGGCCTTCTTTAACTCTTCTATAGATCTAGGTAATCCAGGCATTCCAATCGTGTTTCCTGCCGATCCTTTTGCAGCTGCAGCAGCAAGCTTTGCCTTGTCTATATAACCTTGCATTGTTTCTTTAAGATTAAAATACTTTACTCCAGCTTGCTCTGCTGCCTTAGCAGTCATGGAAAGACCCATAGAGGCGTCTTGCTGAGCATCTTTGTAATCCTTGTATACCTTTAATCCTATGCTAAGTGCGCTTACCACTAATCCTATTGGACCAAAGCCTTTTGCCAGTCTTAATATAGCTGGTACTATTTTTACCAAAACTGTTCCAGCTTTCATTGCAGCTGAGAATCCTTTTGCTAGTCCAGCAGCTCCTGTTGCTGCAGACTTTAATCCTCCACCCATTTTAGCAAACGGCAGGAATGGAAGTATACTGCTTGCAGCCATAACACCCATACCAGCAGACATACCTGACATTTCATATTTTCCAACATTGACTTTTTCTTTGCTCATCAGGGCCATTCCAGCCATAGATCCAGCCATTCCAATTCCCATTTGAGCTCCCATGCCCATTGGTCCTCTTCCAGGAACGGAAACGCCAGCAGCTTTTGCCTGAGATCTGGTCATCAGTTGGTCGCCAACCATAAACTCTGTTTTTCTAAATCCTAAACTTCCTACTTTTCTTTTTTGTATTCCGTCTTGCCCAGTGCTCTTCCAGTCGCTGACAAGGCCAGGACCAAAGTAAGATTTTTGATATGGATCAAATCCTCCTGTAGGATAATGTCTTGCTGTAACTGCAGCTTGCTCTCTTAGAATTAAATTTCTCTGCCTCTTAGCAAAATTTAATGTTGATGTAGCAGCTGCTCTTACGCTATTATTCATAGATGTAGCTGTGTTTTTCATAGAAAGCCCAATGACTCTTGCATTGATATCTATAGCTTTTGCTAGTTGCATTGAGTCTACTTTAATTGTATTACCCATAGCTTTAAATGCCGCTGATAAATATTGAGCCTTCATTGCTGCTGAATTTTTAAATGGGTCCACCATATTGTTAACCATTACTTGCCCAGGATTATAAAAGCTTGTTGTTCCAGTTCTTACAGCTTCTCTTCCAAGTCCTGTTGTTAACTTTTGCTGACCAGTAATTCCATGCGATCCTATTTGAGCTTTTCTAGCGGCTGCATCTCTTTCTCTTTGTGCACGTTGTTTAGCTTCCCACTCAGCTCTAGCAGCTGGGTTTCCTGGCCTTCCATAAGCATATCTGCCTCTTTGAACTGGCCCACCAATAGGTCCACCGCTATTCCTTTTTGCAGCGATATGTACCCCATGAAGCTTAGCAAAATCGATGTTTTCCATTCCATCTTCAAATCTTTTTAGAAGCTTTACATATGGGCCTCTATCTGCTTTTGGTATACCTGCAACAAACTTAACAAGGTCTGGGTACATTGAAGCCATTGCTTTTTTCATTTTTCTTTCATATTGCTTGGGTGACATTTTAGCAGCAATTGGTGCAGTATTTACTGCAAAATCTTTTCTTGCACCGCCTTTAACTTCAAGGAGATTTATAGACCCTTGCTCAGCCATTGAAGGTAATGTTTTTGCAAACTCTGTATTCCCTGATGCTTTTGGAAAAACACCAGCGGCTCCCACATCAGCTAAAACATTTCCAAATACATTGCTAGGAGAAAGATCTTTATTGTTCATTACTAAAGAAGCAATTGTTTGCCTAATCATTTGATCTTCTGTAAACTTGGTTCCTCCGCCGATAAATTTTTTATCAAAAGGTGACTCGAGCCCAAGCAGTTTGGACTTTCCACTTGGATCTAAAGGGTTTGCAATCGTTCTAATAGTTTGCTCTGGTGCCTCTAAACCAAAAACTTCTCTGGCCATTCTAGTTCCATATACTTCGGCTTTAGCAGATATTTCGTTTGGAACACCCTTAAAGAATTTTAGGTTTCCATCTGTATCTTTATACAGTCCAGAAACACCAGGAATTGGATAGCTCATACCAGAACTTGGAGCAACCATATGACCATATTTAACTGGGGCCATATCCTTAAATGATCCAGTTGCTGTATCAATTGACATTTCACGAGCTTTTCTTAAAATATTTAATTGTTTATCTGGTGCAATTAGTTTTAATAATGGAGATACGTTCCCATAGCTTGATCTATTTCTAGATATATGTCCACCTGGAATCATTCCGCCCTTATTAAGAAGAACGGGGATTGGAGGCCTTCCTCTAAATACCCATCTTTTTCTTTCTGCTGCAGCTTCTAGCAACATGCTTAATGAACTTCTCTGTTTTTTATTTGATCTAACTATATTTCCAGATTCAATTTGAGCCTTGCTCTTAAACAATCCATCATCTTGCAATGCTGTAAAAATATCATCTGGAGTTGCAATTTTTGATAACCCTACATTTTTTAATGCCATTTCAAGACTCTTTCTTGCAGACAAGGAGTCTAGGTTTAAAATGTCTGGAGATATTCCTATCTTCTGAAGTGTAGCCATTACGCTATTTATTGAATGAGGTAGTACTGCTGCAACTCCCATATGCCCTCTAGTTGCATAACCAACCTCACCATGTCTTAATAGATGACCTCTAACATTTTGATCTAAAAGGGGAACTCCGTTAGGATTAATTTTAGTTGGTGTTACTCTTTCAACTAAATCCCATACGTCTTTAAATGCTGGGCTTTTTAGCATAGCATCTCTTACTTTGTTTAAATTATTATTTAATCCTTTACTTGAAGCTGTTCTTGTTGCTTCAGAATTTGGATGCTTTAATGCTGGGTATCTTCTTTCAAGGCCCTTTACCTGCTTAATTCTTTGCTCAATGAATTTTTCTAAAGACCCACCTGAAGATGCTTTAGCTAAATCAAAATTGCTTGACGCTACTTTAATTGCTTTTTCTGGAGACAATCCAGTATATTGAACTAACTCAGATGCATCAAGCATAATCATTCTTAGTCGTACATCATCTTCATATCTTGGGTTGTTGATAAATCTTAAATATTCTTTCATCTGCTTTTTAAATGCAGCTTTATTTATGCCATTAGGAGTTTGATCTGTTTGTCTTCCATATCCAGTAATGCCACTCATGATCTGCCCGCCAAAATTATACCCACTATTTGCTGCATCTACTGCTGCATATAGCTCAGGCATTCTTTGAATCTTAGGTCCAAATACTACTTCCCGTGGGGTAAGCGCTGCTGTTATTTCTCCGCCATTTTCATATGTAGCATCTGCCATTGCGACAAGGGGGGCGTTTGCTGGGTCCATTGAAGCAGATTGGTTTAGTACATATCCGCCGATTGGAACACTTCCAAGTCTGTCATCATAGTTAATTGAAGATGGGCCAGATACCATAGTCTTTCCTGGACCAAAAGACTCTATGCCTCCACCGATATTAAACTTAGGCATTCTTGTTGTCTGAATGCTATATGGTGCTCCAAATGTTCTTACTCCACGAAGTCTTCCAAACTCCTCCATTACAGAAGCATTTGCTTGCTTTTTATACAAATCTCTTAGAGTAAATTGTCCATTTGCGTCAACAACTGGTTGATTCATCATTGGAGCTTTTGTTAAATCTAATACACGACCTCTGCCTGCTGCATATGCGCTTACGGCTGAGCCCATTTCTGCTTCGATCTGTGCATTAAGTGCAAGTATTCTTGCCTTTGCTTGGTCTACAGTAATTTCCGCATTTCTCATTTGTTGAACAATTAAGGCTGATTGTGTTGCTGCACTATCTGCAAATCTTTGAGTTATAGGAAGTATGTCATCAAATGTATCTAAGAGTTCTCTGCTCACGGTTCCGCCCATAGCAATAGTTTTCTTTAATGTAGCAACCTCTTGCTCTGTTTGCATTCCTAGTGTTGCCATTAATGCATGGAACTTTGCTGCTTCGCCTGGAACAATTCCTGTGGATATTCCCTTAACGCTTGTTAGTCCTTCAATATTTGGAAGTCTATCATGCATGTACATTTGTGGAGTTCTTGATATACCTCTATTAACTGGAATAGCTCCTGGTACCCCGCCAAATATGGTTGCTGGGTTGTTTACATCTCTTGGTCTAATATGAGACATTGCTCTAGTATTAGGATCTCCAACGTATGGATCGTTAGGGTCAACCACTCTTCTTCCAGCTGCAACCACTGTATTTCCAGCAACTGTGCTTACGCCACCATTAACTGGAACTGCATTTTTCATTGAAGCTGCTTGCAGATTTTGATAATCTAAAACAAGCTTCTGCAGTGCGTTGTGTAGAACTTGAGCCGCTGCTGCATCTGAATAGAATGCATTCTCAACCATCTCTGCTGCTTTTTGAGCAGCAATAATTTCTGGCGTAAGCATTTTCCATCCATTTGCTCTCATAAAGAAAGATCTAAGCTGGACTATTCCCTTTGTTATATATCCGAAGAAGTTTGCAAGCACACCAGTTAACATAATAAGTGGACCTACTAATGCTGTGAAGCCTGCCATAAATGTAAGAGCTTTTTTAATTGGTGTTGGCAACTCAGTAAAGAAATTTAAAATCTTTGATGCTGCATTTAGAATCTTAGTTCCTATTCCAAGGAATTCTTCTCCTACGCTTGCTAGCTCTGCCTTTAGGCTTTCCATAGCCTTTCTATATTTACCAGATGCAGATTCTGTAATCATTCCTAATTCTCGTTCTGCAATTCCCGCCAAATCTGAAGTGCTTGCCTTCATTAAATCCATAACCTGGAGCGTCTGGCTTCCTTCTTTACCGAGGTTGTTGAGCAATGCGCTCATTCTTGCAAACTGGAACTTTCCAAACATTTGCTCTAGAGCTCTTGCTTTGCTCAATGGGTCTAGCTTATTAAGAGCAGATTGTAGATCCATTAGCATACCAGTTGTATTTCCAGTATTTTTGGCAACCATTCCCATTACATCTATACCAAAGTCAGACATAACTCCGACTGTTTGTTTTGTTGGGTTAATTAAGGAGGCAAGTCCTGACTTTAATGCGTTTGCTCCTTCAGATGCATTTATACCGCCCTCTCTCATTGCTGTCATATAGAGAGCTAGGTCTTCAATGCTTCCGCCTAGTTGCTGTATAACTGGACCAGCTTTTGGAATAGCTTCTACTAAATCGTTAAGGGTTGTAGATGTCTGGTTTTCAACTGCGTTAAGAAAGTTAATTGATTCTGTAAGCTGTTCTGTGTTCTGCTTAAATGCTGTCTGAATTGAAAGTGTAGCCTTCATTGCATCTTGTCTGTCTACTTCACCAAGGATAGAAAGTCTTGTTGTTTCTTCTATTGAGCCAAGTAGTTCGTTGCCCATCTTTCCAGTTGCTGCAATATCTGCACCTAAAGCAATAGTATCTTTAAAAGATGCACCCATTGTTTGAGATAAAGCTTTTGCTGTTTGAATAACTTCTTCTCTAATTGCTTTTAAGTCTGTTGCAGATGTTGCTGCTAGCCCGCCATAAACTTTTGTAAGTCTTACGAGCTCTTGATCTGCTTCTCTGAAAGCTTTTCCTGCTGCAGCACCAAACATTGTTAATGGTACTGTGAGACCAACTGTAAGCTGACGACCTGCCCACTGAGTATTCTTACCCCAGTTAATTAAAGATCCTGCTCCTTCAGATAATGCACGATTCATTATCTGAAGCTCCATGCGAGCTAGCTGTGCGCTATTTTTTACAGCATCTAGTCCTCTTGGGATCATGACGTTGTACTGCATTAAACCTTGAGCATTTCTGCCTAAAGGTTGCAGTACTGAGTTTTGAAGCATAACTTGCTCTTTGGCAAGTTCTCTAATCATTCCCTTTTGAGTAGTAGCATGCTCTCTAAAAGTTTGGAAATAGTTTTTAAGCTTTAATCTACCTGCATCTAAATTCTTACCAAATTTATCTACATCTGAATTAAGATTTACAAAGTGGCTAGAGAACTGTCCGCTTCCAGTTAGTGTATCTCTAAATAGGTTGTTTGCTAATTTTGTTGAAGATGCAATAGCTCTATTTGATGATAGAAGCTCTCTTTGGAGTTGCTGAAGACTAGCACTAGCCCTGTGTACTTCAGACACAAGGCTAGACAAGTCGGCTTTGGCGACTATGGATGTTACAATTTGTTCGTCAGCCACTAATTACTCCTAGAGTATCCTAACCCTGCGCCAATTCCAAATCCAGCTTGTGCTGCGAAGGGTCCCTGTAAACTAACAACATCATCTGCTGATGTTTTAATTCCAAGAGCTCTTCTTTGGATATCTTCAAAGGTAGAACCTTTTTCTTTTTCTTCTTCTGCCTCATCATCTAATTGGATTCCTTTTAGCGATGCTGCAAACTTTCTCTGGTTATGTTCTTTTTGATTCATTGCTGTTAAGGTCTGAATCAATTCTGGCATTGATAAATTTTCTTCTAACTCCTCGTAATTCTTCCAATGTCCTAAAAGAAAAACTTGTCCCTCTAAAGCGGCTAAATCTAGTTCTGACCAGCCAGTACCGCTGCCGCTATTAGGTTTGGGTCGTCCATCTTAATTCCTCCGCAAACTTCAAGGATTCTATTAATTGTTGGAACGTCTAGTGCATCTTCAAGCTTGTCTAGATCTGCAACAAGATCTGGTAGCTGAGTTTCTAGTGCTACCCCGCATGCCTCAACAAGAATACCGAGTGTTGCTGTCTCGTCTTCTGCATCTTGTACCTTCTTAATTACTTCCATAAACTTTCGTAGTTGCTTGATTGATAATGGCTTGAGCTTTACTTTAGCTCCGCTTTGTAGTTCAATCTCTTCTACATCATATACTGTACTTGCCAATTTATCCTCCTTAAGGATCGTCTAAATTATTATAGCATAACCATTATAAGGGTACAACAGCAAAGCCCCCAATTTCTTGGGGGCTTTGATATTAATTATTAATATAATTAAACTGTTAGAACACGGTCAATAATCTTACCGTACTCTGAACCAGCATGCGCTGCGTCACCTGATGGTAGCAAGCGGAATGTTACTGGGAATGTAGTTGCTGCTGTACGAGCCAAAGAGAACTGTGACTGTTCAACAGACAAAACACGACGTGCATAGTATACACGCTCAGTTGCTGATGCTTCTGAAGTTGGAGCCTGTCCAACTGCAATTAGCTGACGCTCTGTTGGAGCTGCACCAAGTGCACCTGCTTCCAAACCTAGTGTGTCGACTGCTGTTGCGCCAGTTCCTGATGATGTAAGAGTTGATCCCTTTTGACCAAACACTGCAAGAACGTTCTCCAGAGTACCTTCTGCCATTTCTGTTGAAATTTGAACCATCATCGCAGACTTAAACAGCTTAGCTGTATCTAGCAACTGATCTACAGTTACCGAGTCAAATGTTGGCTGGTAGCTGATCTGAAGACCGTTATTTGTGTAACCAACGTTACGGTAAGCTCCACCAATTGCTGGTGTGCTTTCTGTAGGCGTTGCTGTCTGTGTAGCACCTGTTGTTGTTAGAACCTTGTTTAGTGTTGTAGTGTAAGACTCTCCTGATGAGAATGCTGGTACGAAACGATTCTTTGATGCGACAAAAGCGTTTGCTTCGCCTGCATCCATGCTTGAATCATAACCAGAAACTGTTGAATCTTCTACTGACAAAAATAGTGGTGATGCTCCAACAAGAATGTTGCGGGCGTCTCCTGTATTTTGATATGCCATAATTGTATTGCCTCCTGATTTCATGAAATTGATATATATATATGTGGCTGGCTAGGCCCTTTCCTCTAGTCTAATTTTACTCTACTAGGGTATAAAAGGCAAATTAGGCAAATCTGCCTTGGCCATCTGTTATTCTTGAATACTTTACTTCCAATATTACATCTGCTGCATAGAAGCCTTGTATTTCTTCTGATGGGGCTGTAGATGATATATCTGCTATATGGATACTATGGAACTTGAATTTATCTGATAGCCCCGCCCATTTATTCACATCTCTGGCAGACTCATCCATTCTTCTAAATTCATCTGTAAGGAAGTTTCTCATCTCAACAATATCCAGCAAGTCAGGTGAATATAGGGTAAGAAGGATCTGCTCGCAGCATATCATCCAGTTGTTCTCATATGACATTCCAACCTTATCATAAACTATGTGCTTTTTTCCGCTAAAGAACTGATTCATTTCTGGCTGCTGCTGAACTGGAACTATTGGTACCAAAGACTCACCTAGATTGTCTGAGTAATACTCGCTCTCATCAAATATGCCAAGCCATGTGAGTCTATTCCATAAGAACTTTCTTATTTCAAACATAGCATCTAATTTATAATTAGCCATTTACAAACCTCGCAAATGCAGCTGATGTTGCAATTTCTGCCTCATTCGCCAATTGATTTGGAGAGAAGCTATATTTAACTGATTTAATTTGTGCTGGTACTCCTAATGCTCTAGATAGTGATGAATTAAATAGTCTTTGGAATCCCGATTTTTTTATAGACATGCTTACTAGCTGTCCAGTAAAGAAGTATCTATATTGTGCAAAGAACGCATTTTTAGTTGCCGCTCCGCCTGGCTTTTTAACAGTAACTGATTGCCCCTTTGGCATGAATACTGTATATCCGTCTACATCGAACACAAGCCTCTCAGAAAATCTTGGGGAAATAACTACAGTCTTGCCTTCTTCCATAATTGAAGCTTTCTTGACAAAGACGTGCTTATTATTAGAGTTTTCAGAAGGCACAAAGGATTGTGAATCTAGCAACTCATAATTAACTTTTAACGAAAGGCCATCGGAAGGAAGTTTCTTTAATTCAAACAGTCTTGCTTCATTTTCGCCAACTCTTCCCCACTCGTATACGTGATGAAAAGATCTTGGAGCGGTTCTTGCTTTTGCATCGATATAATCTCCAAAATCAACTTGAAGCTGATCAAATATAACATTTCTAAATGCTGATTGAAATTGAGCATTTCCTGTGAGCTTAGCCATTACATTTGTTTTATAAAATAGAGCAGCAGATATTTGTGCAACTGTACTGTCTTTTATTGCACCACTTGCTGGCTTATTGGCCATAAGATTAACTAATCCGCTTGCCGCTTTAATTGCTAAAATTTCAGATGCCAATTTGCTGATTCTCCGATCTCTTCATCGAAGAGTTGTATCCTATCGTGCTTCCAAATGGGTCTGTTAGAGGGGTAACTCCCATAACTTCAAAAACAGTTGGAGTTTCAGTTGGATAATTAAGTTCTGTCCAAATAACAGTGCCTGAAGAATCTCTTATGTTTGTAATCTTATCACGCATAGTTATTCTTTCAGAAGTTCTAACTTGGATTATCTGTTCATTTGAATACTTATTGTTAAAGCTTTGCTTATCTCCTGAACGTGTGGTTGATGAATTTGTTATAATTCCTTTTGCATAACAATCTACAGTTTTTTGATAATGCCATTCTTTTTTTATAGCCCCAGTATCTTTATCTTGCTCCTCATACTGTCTATACAAATCAAACTTCATTGAGAGCATAGAGTCTACTAGGTCTAACATTATATTACCTGTACTTTTGCAGACATTACGTAGTCTGACAATAAAGCGTCTGCGTAAGCGTTTCCTGTTCCTGCATAAACGTCTGAAGTAAATTCAAAGTCCCAATCAAAAGTAGATATTTTTTTAACATACTTGTTTCTCCAGACATGATCTTTTGCAAAATAGTCTTTCATCAATTCTATTGCTGCAAGCTCTATATCGTCTGGGACTTTTTCCCATCCAAATCTTCCTTGAACTTTATAAGAAACGTCACTTCTAAATACTCCAGGGTTGTCATAAAAAGAAGGAGGCACTAATCCATTTGCAATATAAGTGTAGTTATCTAAAAGAGAAGACTTGTCTAACTTTATACCGTAGCCTGTTGGACTTACTTCTACAGCAAATCCCCAGTTGTTTATCTCAGAGATATTATCCAAAAGCAAGGAGTCGTCTGCATACAACTCATGCAAATCGTTTATTTTATTAGGCAAAGGCAAAACATCTGAATCAAATCCATTTAAAACAACTACGTCATCGTACAAAAAGAATTTCTGAGAAGTGTAAGATTCTATTTGCTTTCTAGCGAATCTTTCTGCTAGCATCAATTCCTTGTAGCTTTTGTAATTAGGGTCTGAGGCATCTACGCTAAAACCTAAATCTTGAACATGGTTAAAATCAACATATGGAGTTACAACATAAACCTCATCAACTCTGCTTACATACTTTTCTCCCATATAGTACTCCCATTTTAGCCTAAGAGTTCTATTTCTATCCGTATAATTATAAGGAATGTAAACCACATAAGTTCCTGGATTGTTTTCATCCAAAACAGAATTTAGGGTTTCTAGAATAGTAGTTGGGCTTATTGATGGACTTATTGTTGGATCAATAGTAACGTCATAAAGTTTTACTGTTGGGTTAGAAACAGGTGTTCCTATATCACCATTCCAGAATACTTGATGCGTTATTGGTGATTGAGAATTTAATAATATCTCTGCCATATGTTAGGCTTAGTTGTAATACTCCTGTACTTCTCTAGGTGTAGCCAATCTAAACCCTTCCTCCTTATCAAAAATTTCTTGAGCCACATCGGGCTTCATTGCTACAAATGGATGATCTCTTGTAAATGTGAAACCTAGTGCATCATATCTAGCATTTGGTCTATCCATCTTTACTAGAATCATATCTTCATCAAGCTTTTGACTTGGATCAAGTCTAGGAAGAATTTCATCTGCATCTTCTTTTGCATTTTCTATATTTTTAAGTGTCCCTTGGTAAACTGACCAAGTTACCCCTTCTTCTGCAAGTGCCGCAATTACATCTGCTTTATTTTTTAGTCCATCAACATCAACTGCAAAGTTTGCTGCCAATGCTTTTAGATCCTTGACTTTAAGTGTGTCAAATGACATATATACTCCTTTGGTATGTATATAAATTATAGCACTATAAAATTAAAATGAAAAGCCCCTAAAATTAATTAGGGGCCTTTCGGTAGTTATTTCTTATTTAATTAAGAAGCAACCTTAACGTCTTTTACGACTACCCATGCATCTGCCTGCTCAATTTGGGTTCCAACACGAGTATACATTGTATATTCGATTGAGTCCTTCTTTGGCCAGAAGAATCGGTAAACAGTTACATCGCGCTTGATACCAATAACAACGTTATTTGGGAATGTCAAGTGGACGTCTCCGTGATCTCCTGTTGGTGTTGCATATGAACCAGTCTGGGTTTCTTTTAGTAGTGGAACTTCAACAATTGGAATACCAAATGCGAATGGCGCTACATAACCTGCTGGACCACCTAGACCACCCTGGTCTCCACGGATAATGCTTGAAGCAATATCTTGTGGGTTAACGTTCTGGATGTTCTGTGATGTTGAGTACAAGTAGTCTTGAATTAGGTTTGAGCCAGCAAGGAAGCGTAGGTCTGGACGACGCTGCTTATACTTACGTGGCATTGCCTTAAGAGCCTTGTTGAAGATTTCACGGGAAATTGCTGCGCCCGCTCCAGCTACTACGTGGCCGTTTGCCTTTGCAATCTTAACAACACCGTCGAATGACTTGTAAAGTGCATCTCCAGTTAGAGCTGTGTTACCGTTAAGGACTACGTCCTCAAGGTCGTTACCAGCCTGTGTTGCCATAAGTCTTGCAATGTGATCTTCTAGATCTGCACCTTCAATGTTGTCTTCTAGAGACTCAGTTGAAAGCTCCCAATCTAGACGAAGCTTCTTTGTTGTGAGAGAAATCTTTGAGAACTGTACGGCTGCGTTTGAGCCAGTGTTCTCTGCTTCAGCTGCAAGCTTCATAAGCTTCTCACCGACGCCAATACGATCAATCTCTGTAGTGTCAGCTCTCATTCGAACTGTACGTGCTACTTTACCGATTACTGTTGCATCGAACATGTAATCTAGGAATCTTGCGGATTGCTCAGGATTGAGCAAGCCTCCCTTACCCTCGGAACCTACGTGAATTCCGTCGGTAGGGTTTGCTGCGCCAGTCATTCCACCTGTTAGTGTTGTGCCTGCTTCAGCTGCTTTTGCTAATAGTTCATTACTCATTAGTTTTTCACCATACCCTTATTTTGTTAATTCGCTAACGGAACCGAGGAAAGTGCCGTTCCATTTTGATTTTTTGATTGTTGTTACTCCAACTGACCCGCCAAGGTCAGAGGACTTCTTGATTGCAGTGTCTGATTCTACTGCGTCTACTCTTTTTTCAACTGTGTCCATGATGGACTTAATTGAATCAACTGCTGTTGAGAGTTCTGTGTGCTTTTCTGCTAATTCTGAAATTCTCAAATCGACATTCTTGCTAAAAGCTTCGACTGTTTCCTTGATTGTTGAAACCTGAGCAGCGTTTGCCTCAGAGGCCTTTTCCAAAGTCTCTGAGAAGAAACCCTTAAGGTCGCCTAGCATTTTAACAAAGTCAGGTGATTCCTGAGTTGTTAGTTCTGCTGATTTTTCCAGAACTTCGGCAGAAGTTTCTTCAGCTACAACTTCAGCAGACTCTTGTTCTACTGGGGCAACTTCTTCAATAATTTCTGCAGGTGCTTCTGGAGCTACTGCTTCTTCTACTACTGGAGTTGCTTCTTTTACATTAAGCTTTTCCACTTCATTTCCTCCTTCTGCAATTGCCATATTTATATTTGTGTTGTCAGGCAATGTTTGCAATCTTGATCTACGTGAATCAAGAATCTTCTCTATTTCTTTTGCTTTGTTTACGTCGTTAGATTCAACCCATCCAATAAGTTCTGTTTTCTTTCCAGTAACTGGAGACAAGTATTCTGATTCTGTTGACATAAAAACAGAATCGCTATCTGCACAATAAAAAATATTTTCCATTTTGACATCTGCTGCGATGCCCTTAAAAATCATTTGTCCGTTTACTTTTTCAATAGATAGAATGTTACATAGTTCATTTGCTGGTGAATCAACGATTGATAGTTCTACTAGTGCATAATCTTTAATAAATCTTACAGATGCTCCAGTTGATTTGTTTACTTCGTTATCTGATTCTAGAATCTTTCCGCCAATTGAAAATCCAGTTAGAGTTCCATCTAGAACTTTCTCCCAGGTATCCTGTGCGCCTTTTGAAATGTATGCGTCAACGTAAACTCCGTTGTAAAATTCTTTTGTTGTTGGGTCATAAAAAGTTTCTGGACGGAACGATGCAACCTTGCCAACTGCAAGAGGCTGATGCATTTCTCTTAGATTACCTCTAAAGCTTTCAAACGCTTTCATGCTAGCTTCTTGGGTAACGACATCACCAGTCTGATCCAGGTTATCTAGTGTAGCGAATCCTGAGACTGTTCTTTTTTCTCTATTGACCTTTGTAAATGGAACTGATAAATTAATAGCATTTCCATTAGAGGACCAATGTGACTTTTCTATGATCATATGTTATATATTATAGAGATTGTTGTATCAAAAGGCAAATAACTAGTTGAGTAGGACTAGTTGACTTGTCTTCCATCTCCCTTTGCATTTCTGCCCTCCCCAGATTTATCTGGAGAATTTGCTGATCTCTCTTGGTCACGGGCTCTACTTTGAGTAGCCTGAGCCTTAATCTCAGCTGCCTGGGCTGCAAGGTCTACTGGAACATCTCCACCTTCTCGTGGAACCATTCCCATTCTTACTCTAATTTCATTTGGAGTAATTACCTGGAATCTAAGATATCTTTCATCTATCTTAGACTGAGTATCTGCATCGGTCAAGGAAAGCTCATTAAACTTAAGCTCCATGGCATCAGTCATTTCTTGAATTATTTTATTTAATTTCTTTTCTAGATTTTCCTGAGCTGGGCGGCAAACCTGCTCTTTAAATGTTTTATCGGCATCTCTAGCTGCAGCCAAATTGATTCCAGCTGGAGTGCCAATTTTATTAATTGGAACTCTATGGGCCATTAAAATTTCGTCTCTATTAGATTGACGATAAACGTTAAATGAGGACTCTTGCGTACCAGCCTCAATTGGCTCCATTTTAAATTCAGTCTTTGAGTCTGGAGAATCTGGTGGCAGGGGAATGTACAAGGATCTATGGTTTTTGCCCTTTAGCCCAACTTGGAAAAACTCAAGTAGTTTTCTTTCAGATTCTGTAGAAAGCTTTGCTCCCTTAACTGTAATAATATATCGTGGGACTGCCTTGTTTTCAAAGTAGTCTAGATTATATTTACCAGCAAATTCATTTCCAGCCATTGCATTTTGTGCAGCAATAATATCTGGAATTCCATAATAATTATTCTTTGGGGTGTACTTCTTTAAATGAATAATTTCATTAGGTCTATCTTCTTGACCCGCTATAGGGTTTATTGTTTCTGTATCCCCGAAGTTTCTAAAGAATACCGCCTTGCCATAAAGAAGCTGTATAAAACCGTCTCTAAGGCGTCTTACACGCATTGTTTTCGAAGGGATATGACCGATGTACCCTATCTTCCCAGTTGTCGTTCTACCGACCTCCAGGTAGCCATTACCAGTAGCCTCTATGTCGGTGTAGAACTTAATAAGTGTTTCTTTAAAAGTCTCATCATCATTACAATCTTCAAGCCATCTGTGCAAGTCTTGCTTAATTCTATTTAACTTTTTACGTGCTCTTTCTAATTGCTTTTCATCACTAATTTCATCTAGCGCATCTGTTGTTTTTTTTGATTCGATAAAATCAAATCCTAATCCAACAATGTTTGCAACCTTTGCATTTATAGCTGCATAGTTGTATGGAGAAATCTCATAAATTGTTGATAGATAGTCTAGGTTGTATTCTGGCTGAATTAGATCAAAAGTGGCATACCCACTAACTGCTTGCTGATGTTGCAACTGCTGGCTAACTGCACCATCTTTTCCGACAAAAGCTTTCTGAAGATCTCTAGAAACTTTTCTTCTAAATGAAGCTCCTAGGCCCGAAAGCTTTAAAATATCTTCGCCTTCTATATCAAATAGGTCGTCTGATTTTTGAGTGGTTGGATTATTAAATCTCATCCAGTCCGCCACGTTAGAAACTTCTATATTATTGATAGACATATCGTCTTCGCTATCGATCATTTTTTACCACCATTCAGCTTAGCCATTTCTTCTTTATGTACGCTAATATCCAAAGGATCTGGAGTAAGACCCCATCTTAATCTTTGCTTTTGATACTCAAACTCTTCATCATCAATTTGTCTGCTTCCCTCAATAAACTTAGGCTGCCCAACATCTATTCCATAGTGTGCTACAGCTGAAGCAAGCAAAGCAATTCTTTCTTTATTGCCAATCATAGATGCTATGGAAAGGAAGTTATTGTCTTCGTCTCCAACCCATCTACCGTCTGGCATTTCCCAAACATAGACACCTAATCTGGTATCGCCAGATTTCATTTGAGCATTAATTCTTTTTATGTCCATAGTTAATTATTTTACCATCTTTATGTCTACAAGTCCAGCTTTTTGTCACTCAAGATGACAAAACTATATTACCTGGAACAAAATTCTGTCTCTAGAGTAGGTTGCCACCGACTCTTCTGTCATCTCCATGGACGATCCTTGAGCAATAGAGGCAGATTTTCCAATATATAGGTCATAATGTTCTTGATGGCTAATTGACGGGTTGGCATACAAAGCTATATTTTGATATAAATTATCGTCTAATACGCCAGATCTTACACCCAATAACTGTTTACCATTAAACCATATTTGCCCAGTTATATTACTAGATGTTTTTATTAGTATATAGTTTGGCTCTCCTATATATAGGTAAGATGATATGTTTGTAGCAGATGAGGCGTCCTGCCCATTTATATATAAATTGCTAATATTAGACTTTGTTATTGCTCCGCCTGCCGCCCACGATAATGCTGTCTCAACAGATCCAGTTTTATTAAATATTAGATGCCCGCTAGATAAAGATTTTGGAGTAAATATCATTTCAACATTTCTATTTTCGCTTATTGCATCAATATAGAATGCTGAAGATTTTGGTCTTATCCCGCTTTTGCTTTCTCTAAGTCTTATAGGGTAACTGTCGTTTGCTATATCTATATCCCAAATAGACCCGCTTGTTGGCTGAGATATAGAAAGAGTACTGCCACCGCTGTGCCCTAACATTTTTTTTGTAGAATAAAAATAAATTTTTAATGAGTATAGTTCTGGTAAATATACATCTGAATTTGTAGAACTAAAAACAAATTTAAAATATAGAATCTTTGTTGAGGAAAAGCTAGAACCTTGAGTAAATCCTGGTATAGAAGATCCATTTACGCAAAGTGTCCACGGACCAGAATCAGAAGTTTCAGAAACATAAACAGAGACTCCGCTGGAAGCAACCCAGTCAATCTTAGAGGATACATAGTTTTTTGTTATATTCAAAACCATATCTTCTACAAATTCTCCAGAAGTAAATCCTGAATTTAAATAAATGCTATTATTATTTTTGCTATAAGAAAGAGCATTATTATCATAGATAAGAGTATCCCATGCTACTTGAGCTGGATAAACATACTTAGTTTCTACTTCTTGATATCTTTCTCCAGCTTTAAATAACTCACCTAGGTCTGGTACCGACACCTGCTCATCATTATTTAAAAATAAATTATTGTAGTGAGATAATATTGCTCTTTGAGGTAAAGCATATCTGTAGACGGCTGGACAATCAATTAAAAAATATTCTCCAGACAGTGCAGGTCCAGATAACAAAGAAATACTTGTATTCGAAAACCTAATTGATATTGATTGTGTAGCCACTAAAACACCATTTAGATATAGGCTCATTGAGTTTACAGAGTACACTCCAACAACATGAAGAACTCTGTTTGGGTTTGGAACAGAATAATCTATTCGCTCTGACTCTAATTTAAAAACAATATTTCCATTATCCCAATATAAACCAATTCCGTTGGAGTCTGCTAAGATTGGAGTCAAAGATGTAATTGTTTTTGGGTGTATCCAAGCTTCAATGGAAAAATCATTATCATAGGTATCAAATGTTCCAAATCCACCTGTGCCAGTTGTTCCAGAAAAATCCTTTGACATGGTAAACTGAATATAGTTAGATGTGTCAATCTTATTTGAATGTGCACCGCCAGAAACTATAGGCATACCCGCTTTAGATATTTGACCGATATAAGATGCATGATTGCCACAACCAGAAATATCATAGGCCACTGAGCCAGATGACTCATCTAGTTTCCACAAGCCAATTGGTGAATCTTTTACCACATCTATATAGTAGGACATATTTTAATTATAGCAGAAAGAGTGTTAAATCCAATATCCTGTTGCGACATATCTAGAGTTATTGACCCCTGGCAAAGACTTTATATTGTAATCTGAAGGATATATCAACATGCTGCCTGCTTCTGGCTTTATCTTTTTATTTGAATTGGGAATCTCAACTTCTCCACCATCATAAGAACAATTTATATACATTTTTGCTGTATATTTACCATGAGGCAAATCACTATCTTCAAAGTTTTCGTAGTACTTACGAATAGAGTAATCTGTGTTTAGGTTTACAGGCTCTTCTATATTATTGTATAGCTTGTACTGAGTAAAACAATGATGGAATGTTGCCTTTAGGTTATTGATTACAAAAAGGCTTCTGGTGTCTACTACATCATTTTGTCCAGATAGATCTGAAGAAATATTCTTTTCGGAATGAGATTCTTTATGGGACCACTTTCCTATAAGAGATCTATTTGTTTTTGAATCATCTTCCGTTTCTTCAATAAACTGGATGTAGTTGCCAATCTCTTGAAGACAATAGGTGAAGTAAAAAACTTTTGGGGATAACTCTTGAAAAACATACATTGCCATTTTAAAACCCTTTATTCTGGAACAAAGACTCCATCAACAAATGAGCCTTTATTCAACCAAAATGACGGAACCATGTATTTGAATCCGCTTTTTACTAAATGTGCTGTATGACTATATGGTGGTTCTGATGGGAAGATTATTACGCTTCCCGCCTCTGGCTTTATTGAAAAAGTAATTCTTTCTTTGTTTCTATCATCTTCAATATCTTCTGAGGCTGCATAGTCGGTTGAAGTAAGAACTCCGTCTCTAATGCTAAATGAAAGCTCTCCGCCCTCGTAGTCATCATTAAGGTACATAACTAAAGAATACTTTAATCTTTTGTCCCCTTCTTGCTGGTCAAAATGAGAGCCCATAAAAGTACCAGTCTCGTAACGCTTAATAGCAGTATCTGTCATTAAAATTAGCTTAGACTTTTCATCCACCTTTTCTGCATAATCCAAACAAACCTTTTTCATGCCGTCAAAAATTTCAGTAAAAATATACTTGGCATCTTCTAAAATATCTTTTGGACATTTTTCTAAAAGTTCATCTAGCTTTAGGTATTTAATTCTCTTGTGCTGTCCGTAGATATACATTTCTCCACTGCAGGCACCCCACTCTTCCCAAGGTGTAACAAACTTTGAATAGTTTTCAGAGTCTGTTCTTTCAATCAAACTAACTAGGTGCTTTGGGTCAGAAACAACATTCTTGTAGTAGTAAACCTTTTCATGCAATTTTTCAGATATCATTTGTGCTCCTTCTATTTTATCTCTAATTATACCATTGTCAATCATTTAAATAGATCCTCTTTATCTGGATACACAAATTCTAGCTTAAAGTCTGGGTCTTGCTTAAAAAGAACATCTTCTCCAGATGGGTCTATCCAAAACATTGGCAACATGTATTTCCATCCAGATTTTACCTCATGTGCAGTATGACTAAATGGTGATGGTGAAGGGAATATTACAATGCTTCCAGCTTCAGGCTTAATGAAAAAATCATACTGGCCCTCATTTCTAGGATCATCAATGTCTGCAAAAAGAGCACTTTCTGTACCAGTCAGTACACCATTTTTAATAGAAAAAGAAAGCTCGCCGCCTTCGTAATCATCATTTGGCCAAACAACTAATGAATAAAGTAGTCGTGTATCTCCTTCTTGAGAATCATGGTGAACTCCCATAAACTTTCCAGAACGATATCTGTGAACTCCAAATTGTTCTAATAGTATTAATTCTTCTTGTATATTTTGCTCTTTTTTATAATCTTCGCACACAGCTCGTATAGCATTAAACAGTGGGTCTCTTATTTTAATAAACGCTTCCTTTGTTTCTTCCGAAACGTCTTTGTCTATATTGTAGACGCTATTTAAGAGACATAGTTTTTTATAACCATAAACATATGGATGCCCCATAGACCTGTTCTCATCTACGTCCCACTGATTCCATGGAGTTAATACGGGGTACATATCTGGATTATTTTCAGAATCGTTTACAAGTTCTAGCCACTCTTTTACGTTAGGTATTGCATTTTTATAATAATACACTTGAGGGTGAAGTTCTTCCCTAATCATTCCATTTTCTAACACAGTTGTTTTTATCATTTATATTCCCCCTCAATTTTTAAAGCCACATCTTTTTTAGCAGTTTGATCTGGGCCTGGTCTCAATCTTTCGCCTTTTTCTTTAAGTGCTGCCCAAAGCTCGGCGTCTTCTGCCTGTCTTTTTCTTTGCTCTGCAATATCGGTTTCCCATAAAGCCTGCTTTTCTTCGCTGTAAGTAACCTCTTCATTGTCCCAAAATGATCCTATTGTTAATCTAGTACCCTTGGTAATCATCTGAACTTCGTGAATGTTATGGTGACCGCCAGCAAATGCCGCTAGCATTCCAGTTTTAGGTTGCAAAGAAATATCATGATCTCTAAAGTTTAGAACTCCGCCTTCAAAATCGTCATTTAGATAAAGAAATGCTGCCCACTTACTTCTTTCAAACGAATTGTACTCTGGAGAATCTATTGGTGTATTATCTGAATGGTATCCTGCATATGCACCTTCCACCCATTTCTGTGCATGATAGCTAACAAGCCTTAGCTTGTCTCCTCTGCATATTTCTGTAGCTTCCTGAATTTTATCCTGAAGAGTAGTAAAAAAATCAGGTGCTAAACCAAACTTTTCTTTATCTTCATCATCTGGCAGATTAGATGCAAATGAGTCGTAGAATGATATAGGTGCCCATGGAAGAGTTCCTTTTTCTACGGAATGCTCCCAATATTTAATAACTCTTTCACAATCTTCTGGACTAAGAAAATTTTCAAAAAACACAATGTCTTCTTTTACACGATTTTGATTTTCTAAATTAAATGTCATTTAAACTAATCCTTTCTAGCTTTTTCATTTCTTCATAATCTATTGTTTGATATACTCCAGATCTTCTTTCTTCTTTAGTCCTGGCAATTTCCATTTCTTTCCATATTTCTTTACCATAAAGCTTTTCATTTTTTAGCCACTCTTCTGATCCAGGATAAAACCTAACCCAGTGATTTCTTATAAAATACTTAGGTGACCCCTTTACTTTTTCAACACCGTGCATATAAAATTGACCAGCATCGGAAAGAAAGTCTGGGTCACCTGCTGGGAACAACAATATGTCACCCTTTTCTGGCTTATAGTAAAGAGTTTTATTGTCTACTAAAAATGTAAGTCCTCCGCCTTCATAATCTCCGTTTAAGTACATTGTGCATGTAAATGTAAATTTATATCCTCTAAAATCATGATAGTCTTTTTGATAGTCAGTGTGAACATGCATAGCAAAGTCCGAGTCTTCTATGCCGCCATCTACTTCATATTTACATATAGAAGGACCCATTCTTTTCCATAGCTGTGTCATTGAATCTTCTTCTTCATTAAAAACCTGAGCCTCTGAATCAATTGGAACACCAAATGTTTCCGCATACTGATTTGTTGTTTTGTTAAACACTTCAATTATTTCATCCCAGAAACCTTTTTCCATCTGGGTTCTTTCAGACGAAGAAACTGAATAATCAAATTGATCGGCTTCCTTGCCAAATGTGTACCATCCATGCCAGTTTAAAGCAGACCCTTCTGGGTTTTGCTCAGAGTCAATAATTGTTTGTGTTAGTAAATCAATGTCTTTCCATGGATTTTTAAAAACCCATATCTTTGGGTATATTTCTTTGTATTGTAGATTCATGGCTTTCGGTCTCCAGTATGCTCAAGTATCTGCCAAAAGAATGGGGACGTGTATCTTCCGCCAGCAATAACGGGCCTGACCCCATGGATATAATTTTTATCACCTGGGAAAAAATAAGCTGATCCACCAACTGGCTTAAACTCTATTCCTTGAACTGGGAAAAATAATTCGCCGCCCTCATAGTCATCGTTAAAATAAAATAATGATGCTATATCATAATGAGGGAAATCATTTGGCGTACCAGCATCTGGCCCCTCGTGGAGCTCTTTATCTGCATGAGGGTCTTGTCTTGCTCCAACAGGCCATCTCACAATAGCTGGGCCAGTTGCCTGAACCTTAACATTAAAAAACTTTTCTACTTCAACCTGTAGTCTTGCTATCAAATTGTCCACAACACCGACTATAGATGGTTCTGCAGAAATCTCCATAGATCTGCGTGTGCAAACTCTATCGTGCCAAGCATTAGCATCATATATAACTGTGCCATTTTCATTGACATGAGAATCAGTAATATCCCATGTTGTGTTATTTCTAGCAAAGTTTGTCAGCCTTACTCTTTCTTCATCCGTTAAAAAATTCTTTAGCTCTACAATATTTTCTGGGCCTGCACCATAAAATCCAGAAGGAGTTATAGAGCCCAATGATCTGTAGTCGTGAGTGTTATTAGTATTTAATCTATTTTCCATTTTACTTATATCTCCTTCTAGTCCAAAATTTTTTCTTATAGACTCCACCTTCTGGTGTTCTAAAAGTTTCTGATGTCTCTGCTGCTTTTCTCATAATAGTTACAGGTTTATGAAAAATAAAATCTGATTCCCAGTCTTCCCTCTTGAATGGTATTATCTGTAAGTAAGGAGTTCCAGCAGGCACAACTCCAGTAAATCCATTTTGTATAAAAAATGGTATCAATCCAGATGTTGTAACCTTGTCACTGTCTATTATACCACCAACGGTAAGCCATGGTAAATCAAAGTGATTAATGGGTTGGATATAGAGAGAGCTGTAGCCATCTGGAAGCTCTGGCGCCCAATTTGCATACCAGTGAAAATGATTTTTTTCATATCCAGCAGGAACTTGAAATCCAGCAGACTCTGGTCTTTCTCCTACAAAGTCGTCAAACTTTAATGGAACTCTAGCCTTTATCCTGTTATTTTTTTGATAAAACTCTATATCGCATGGTGTAACTAAAGTGTACCCTGTTGTAAATGTATCTAGCATTGCTGGGCATGCTTTAAAATTAAGCATTTTGCCACCATCTTTAGTTGCGTTAGAAACTGGATTCCCATAAAAATCTTTTACGTACATATCTGCATCATGCCACCATTTTGGTATAACTTTTGCTGTAGGACACGGTGCTGTTTCAACATCATTGTAATGCTTATTTGAGTGAAATGTTATTTTGTTCATTCTGGTATTCCACAACCTTCTGGCCCATTTAAAGCGGTGTCGTCATTTTTTAGTCTTAACGATTTAACTTCATGGGATCCTATTTTATTATTTTTATGGTCTACAGCATTTCTATAAAAGTCAGTCCATTTTCCAGACTTATTAATATCACTAACAATTTTGCCATAATCTTCTTTTGGGAAAAAGTCTACTGGTAAATCCTTATACCCTTTTATTACCGCCACTGAATTATTTAAGCTTGCCAAAGAGATTGGCATTATTGCTGCAACTGGTGTATTTGCTGGAATAGTAATGATTTCATTTGCTTTAGTTATTCTCCAAGCAATTGGAAATGCCCCTTTAAAAAATGAAGTGCTTATTAATGTAGTAAAAGGCCAAACACCTTCTATGGGCCAATTTGGTGTTGGCATTGCCAACATGGTCACATCTTCTTCAGTTCTTATGACTATATTTGTATTGAAACTAATTGTTGCGTTGGCTCTTGAGGTTGATACATATTCGTTTCCTTTTAAAACTTTAACGTGTGTATCTGTGGAGTCTGATATCCCGTCCCATATAAATGATATATCTACTGGAAAAGAAACTCCCCAACCTAATGTATTAGATAGACTTACTGGGAAGCAGTGGTATGCATGCTTGTCAAAAGTTTCATCCATCCACTCTCTTTTTACACCTAAAGGTTGAATATTTGCTGATTGGTTTGGATAAACTTTATAAACATCAAAGTTCATCAGTACCCATCTTTCATTGATTTATCAGACATGAATTGTCTGTAAAAAGATTCTGTATGAGTTGCATCGTTATAGTCTGTCATTGTAACAATTGAATATTTTAATCCAGATTTTACTGGGAGGGCAGCATGTGAAAACAGATATGTTGATGGGAATATGTATAGGTCTCCAGCTTTTGGCTTTATAGTTAAATCAAGCTTATCAAATCTTAGACCACCCTCTTCATAATCATCATTGATATATGCAACCATTGATACTGTTGATATATATGACCATCCATGATCTGAATGATAGGAGAAATGTTGGCCTTCTCCGTATTTAATAAAATTCATAGCTTCCCAATATTTTAATTCAATATTGTAGAAAGAAGAATAATCGTTTAGTGCAACAAGTTGTACGTCATGCACATCTTGCCAAATTGCATCTACATCTTTATTATATTTATCTAGGGGATTGCTTTCTTCAAACTTTTTCCATTTAAAATCTACACAATCTCTATAGTCAGGCATTTTTTCTCTATATCCTACTGTTGCCTCTTTCCAAGTATGCATGCCCTTAGAATTGGATATTGCGTTCTCAAGTCTATTAATTACATCTAATTCTGGAGTGATTACATTTCTATATACCCAAAGTCCTGGGAACAACTCTTCTTTTTCATACATTATTTTTACTTACCATTTCCCTATTGGACACTCAGCGTCTTTAAGTTTAGTCTTTAGCGCCATAAAACAACCACACTTTTTGCATTGTTTTGTAGATTTCATAAATTCTGGGCAAGCCGAACAAATGCTATATCTTTCTTGAGAAATAGACTCTTCTGCATATTCTGTATTTGGGTCTATAAAATCCCAGGGCCTTGTTGTGCCCAGATTTTCTTTATATTTTTGCCAGGCGCTTTTGCTATTTTCTTCTGCGCTCATTAAGCATTATCTGGATTAGTAAAATTAACTCCATCATAGAGCCAACCTTTTTCAACAACAAACTGCTCATCTAACTTTAACTCCACTACATCTGAAGTTTCTACCATAGCAACAAATTCATCAATTTCTTCTTGGCTTGCAAAATTTTCTTTGCCTGATCCCCATTGGCCAACAATTTCTCCATCCATAATTCCTGCAAATCTTACTGCTTTTGGATGCGTCCAAGCTCCATCTTCTAATAAAGTAGTTTCGCCAGTCTCTATATCCTTTTTGTAAAATTTTTCATCTACATATACGTCTCCTGGCATTACGTCATAATTACTTGAATATTTTAATGTAACTCCTGATCTATACAGTGCTACCCATTTTTCTCCAGCTGGCGTAGAGGTGCTAACAAATTGAACATGTTCAACTTTTGCGTCTTTTACATATGCGAAATACGACATTTTTTCTCCTTTATAGAATTATACATTAACCTTTTAATTTAATCAATACCTGGGGCGATATTTCTATCGCCCCATCAATATTAATTAACAGAACCAGTTATTACCTGAACAGCAACAGCAAGGGCAGTAATAGTTTCCGCCGCCAACAAAGTGTGGTGGGAAGAACGGTGGGAAGAACGGTGGGAAGAACGGTGGGAAGAACGGTGGGAAGTGTGGTGGGAAGAACGGTGGGAAGAACGGTGGGAAGAACGGTGGGAAGAACGGTGGGAAGAACGGTGGGAAGAACGGTGGGAAGTGTGGTGGGAAGAACGGTGGGAAGAACGGTGGGAAGAATGGTGGGAAGAATGGTGGGAAGAACGGTGGGAAGAACGGTGGGAAGTATGGTGGGAAGAATGGTGGGAAGAATGGTGGGAAGAACGGTGGGAAGAACGGTGGGAAGTGTGGTGGGAAGAACGGTGGGAA